TCTATTGGTTCAAAATCCACCGATTCTTGAATGACAAAATTCTCTACGATTTTTAATTCAGCAATATTTGAAGAGTAGAGTTTATCAACAAACTTTTCAAATTTCTTTGTATCAGATTTTTTACGGACGATTACCTTAACGATTTTATTTTCATATTCACGAGTATCAAACGTTTGATAGTTCGTATCCTCATAATAAATGTTATAGAACAAACGATAAGGATTATTAATAGGTTTGTGAGTTACTGTTTCAGTATCAAAAATATGAAATCCTCTTGCATCATTTACATCATTCCAGAACATCTCATAAGGATTCCCCAGATAAAATACTGTTCCATTATCAGATCGAGTGTGATAATGTCCAGAATAAACACGGGTAAATTTACCAAACAATTTACTTTCCAAACCGTGTTCCATAACGATTTGTTTATTCACTCTAAAACCCTGAAGTTCAAGGTGTCCCATTGCACATTTGCAAGATGTATTTTGAATGAGTTTTAAAGTATTTTCTTCGTTTTCTTGATTAATCCAAGGAATAAAAAGTGTCGGAAGTTGACCCAACATCACTTCAGTTGGATCCGAATATACAGTCACATTATCATACTCACGAAGCAATAAATCCACAGCATTTACTTCGTTAGTATTTTTATAGTAAGCAGTATGATTTCCGACAATGGTATGTATTTTTACACCCATTTCTTTAAGTCTATCATAGTAATTATTCTTAGCCCAGGAAAGAGCAGAGAAATCAATACCTTTACGACTATCAAATGTATCACCCATATCAACAATCGTAGTAATCCCCTCTTCTTCTAAGGTAGGGAAGAACACGTTATTATAAAACTTCAGAAAATAATCGTGAAAGAGTTTTGAATTCTTTCGTGCTCCAAAGTGTTGATCAGTGATAATAGCGACTTTCATTCAATAGCGAAGTTTGGAATGGACACCATCTTTGATGCTATTATAGTCGGAATAGTTTCCGCCGTCAACCGTGTTGTCATCAGTGAACACTTCACTAAATCCTGAGCGTTCAAGGATTTTGTTCTTGATTTCCAACTGACGCTTTTCTCTTTGAATACGGCGAAGAAATGCGTAGTGAATAATCTGAGTGAAATACGCAAAAGGATTCTGAGACTTCTCTGGATTGAAATTGTGAATATACTGCACACAATTTTCAATGCCATCAGAAATCATATCTTCCTTGAACATATAGTTCACGAAGTTTGGTTTGAAGGAAAGATGATTTGCAATCTTCAAGAAACACTCTCCAATATAGCGAGGAATAGGAGGTTTTGGTTTCCCTTGAATCTCTGCAATTTCCTTATCTTCACGATACTTAATTAGAGCTGCGAGAAACTCTTTGTTATTAACGTAATGCTCTGACCTTTTTCTTTTGGTCATAACTGCTGTGGTTATCATTAGTTTTTATCATTATTATGTAGAGATTATAACACTTTCAGAAATACTTGACAAGGTGTTTAAAAGTGTGTACAATAACCTTTGTCGGGGTTGAAAAGATTGGTTTAGCTATTTTTAAAGAGTTTTTCTAGTATTTCCTTAGCATCATTAACATTAGAGATATATCCCATTCTACGATTAATTTTTGATTCATTATCAGATTTTTTATAAGATTTTCTTACATAAGACTGATACATCATAATCATTTCAATATCCGAAGACTCACTTAAAGTAAGAACATCTTGAAGATTTAAAATAAACATATCTTCAGTTGTTGTTTTTAGCCAGGGCTCTAATTTATATCCTAACAATCCATGTCTCCCTTTAACTTCAATTATAATAATGGGATTTGTAACAATTAATATTGTTCTATCTTCTTCCTCAGAGGCTGCAACTTTTGCAAATATTTCTTCACCAGTTTTAAGTTTTATCGTAGCATAAAAATCTTCTTCTATCATTTTTTCTTTTTTACAAGATAATTTCCTATCACTAAAATATCAATATCCATATTCAAAAAAGATTCAATTGCATCATTTGGGGTTTCAACTATTGGTTGGTTATTATCATTAAAAGAGGTGTTCAATAGAATAGGAACTCCTGAAATATTTTTGTATTTGTTTAAAAGAATTGTAATTTCAGGATGCAATGAATCATTCACTGTCTGTATTCTACATGTTTTATCTTCATGAGTAATTGCTTCTAATTCTTTAATTTTGTCTTCTTTTACTGTTTGAGAATAGAGCATATATGGACTTAAAAATCCTTCCTCAAAATATTCAGAAACGTAATCTTCCAACATCAATCCAGCAAAAGGTCTCCAATATTCTCTATGCTTTACTCTAGAATTTAATATTTTTTTATTATTTTTAAATTTTGGATTCATTAATAAAGATCTAGAACCTAAGGCTCTAGGTCCAAATTCAGATTTATTCTGAAACCATCCAATTATTTTATTTTCGTATAAGTATTTAGAAGTTAATTCGCACAATTCATCAAAAGAATCATAATATTGATATTCAATATCATTAAATATTTCTAATGATTCTTTTATTTTTTCATTTGAATATTTATACCCAAGAACTGCTAAATTTGTTGGAAGATTAATTTGTTCATTATATTTAAATAAACCATAACAAGCAGCACCAAAACATAATCCACAATCACTAGTGAATGGCGGAATATGCACATTTTTTACAATATTTTCTTGTACAATTTTAGTATTTGCTAATATATTTAAAAATACTCCTCCAGATAAACATAAATTATCTTCTAGATAAGATTCTTTTTTTAATTCTTTAAAATAAGAAATTAATCCATCTTCAAAATTTTTTTGAATAAATGCTGCTCTATCTTCTGCACTTAATTGTAGAATTTGACTTAGATGAGGATTATGTATATCTTTAGGATATGATATAAATTGAACTGATGGAATTCCTTCATAGGTTAAAGTATAGTCTTTAAATGAAGTATTGGGGTTTCCGTATCCAGATAAACCCATTACTTTTCCACAATAAGTTTCTCTATATTTTGGATCTCCAAAAAAAATATCTTTTTTAATTTTTTCACAGTAAATATTATGAGCCCAGTTTAAATAGTAAGATCCAAAATTATTGAATGATTGAATTGATGGAAAAAATCTAAATATTTTTTTTTCTTTGTTAAAATAACCAATAGATGATTGCTCATATCCAACTATTTCTCCCCACGAATCTTTAAATATAGATCCAGATCCGTCTAATGTTATAAAAGAACCTTCATTAAAAGGTGATGAAAATACTGAGGCAGATGCATGGCATATATGATGAGATATAACTTCAATTTTAGCGTTTGGAAATACTTCGGATAAATTTAGTTTAAATTGCCCAGTTTCATAGTACTGATAAAATAATTTTGATGAAGATGATGGAAAACAAATAACATCAATTTCATCTGGTAAAATATTTCCAACATTTAAACAATATTCTATGGATTTTTGTGGAAACTTACCTTCATATTTTAATTTTGTAAGACGTTCTTCATGGATACTAGCAACATGTTTTCCTCCACAAAAAAGAGTAGCTCCTGCATCATGAATCCATTCATTTGGATTTTCTTTTGGATCAAATCCAAATGCACCATATATACCAAGAATATTCATAAGTTACCTCTCAAATTAACAGTGATAATTTCGTAGTTAAAATTTTCTTCATTATATATTTTAATTCTTTCAATGAGGTGATTTAGAGTATAATTCTTTCTTGAATTATAAGTACAATCATCAGCGATATCATAAAGTGTTGCTTTTACTTTGTCTTTTCCTTTTCTAAGAACTCGTCCAATACTTTGAAGATTACGGATTCTTGATTTACTTGGAGAGGCAAAGATAACATTATGGAGGTTTTTAATGTTGATACCAGTAGAAAAAGTTCCATAAGAAGCAACGATAACTGCGTTGTTTTCCCTCTCTGTTATCTCCCTAACTAACTCCCTCTCTTCTGCATCTACACCACCATGAACAAAGAATACTTTACGTTCATCTCGCTTCAAACTATTTATCTTTTCGTAGAGTATTGCTCCGTGTGCTTCTACTCTGGAAAAAAGAACAAGAGTGTTGCCTTTTAAATCTAGAGTAAGGTTTTTAATAAAGTTATTTCTTTGTTCGTGAGAGATTAGATATTGTATCTCATCTTCATAAGTCTCAAACTTTTGTGGAGTATGTTTGAGAACAATACATTGAATATCAAGTTGAGAAAGATGCCCTTGCTTCATCAACTCATCAGTTCTTGTTACTTTGTATGATGGGCCAAATAATCCTTCGAGAACCCATTTGTGTGTTTGAGTCCCATCAAGAGTTCCCGTAAAACCAAAACGATACTTAGCGTGATGAAGTTTTGTCATAATCTCTATAAGAGATTTA